ACAGAATTTGTATTAGGGGGAGTGAACCATAGAAATGGTAATGATGATTATAACGGTGTTATGGTTCAAGCATTTCCAACTGGGGCTCAAGGATTTCATCTAGGTAAAACTGGATCTGGCTATATGAACAGACATTCAGTAGGAATTGAAATATGTAACATGGGATATTTAGATAGTAAAAACATGCAGACATATGTAGGTTCAGTATGTCAGGAAGATCAAGTATGTGAACTTCCTGAGCATTTTAAAAAGAAACTACACTGGCATAACTACACTGAAGAACAAATTAAAGCTACTGAAAAGTGGATTAAGTGGGTAGGTGAAAGAGATGGTGTAGACATAAGATTAGGTTTAAAGCAATATATCAAAAAGTATGGTCCTACTAAAGGTTTTGATTTTCAAGAGGATGCATGGGCTGGTAAAGTAAAAGGTTTATTAACACATGGTAATGTGAGAACAGGTAAATCTGATATTTATCCACACCCAGATATGGTTGATATGATAATGAGTTTATAAAATGGCAATAGTAAATAAAGTAGATTTAAAATTAAAAGTAAATATTGATGAATCAATAAAGTTTCAAATACTTACCTATTGTTTTTTTAATAGTATACTTGTTACTAATTCTGATTTAAAGTTTTTATGTGAGTTGTCTAAGACACCTAATATAGAATTAACTAAGTTTTGTGTTAAGTTAGTAAGTATGAATATTTTCAAAAGCCCTCAGTCTGCAAGAAATGCAATTACAAAGGCAGAGAAAAAAGGTTTACTTGGAAAAAAAGGTAATAACAAAAAGACAATTACAATCAATTCAGCTATTAAGATTCAGACTAATGGGTTAGTATTACTAGACTATAAAATTTTAGGAAATGCGTCCCAAGTCACACAAGGAGTTTAGAGAAAAAATAGCAGAAGATGTAGAAGTGCATCCACAAGTAGTTGAGGATTTTATTACTTTTTATTATGCAAAAGTAAGAAGAAAGTTATCTGAACTAAGCTTTCCTAGAATTTATGTAGAGGGCTTAGGCACTTTTGAACTAAGAAGAAGTAAGTTAGATAAAGCAATAAAAAAGAATAAAAGTTTATTAGGTAATATTGCTAAAAGAACTTATAATGGTTATGCTAAAAGTGAAGATATAAAGCTTAACATTGAACAAATGGAAGCTGCATTGGAACAAATGCATAAAGATATTTTAGACAAAGAAAAGTTTAAAAAAAATGGGTAAATGGAAAAAGTATATAGAGATATTTAAAAATGCAGATAAAATTGCTGATGGTATAGCTAACTCATTGTTTAAAAAAGAACATGTAGAAGCAATAGCAACAGATAGATTTCAAGTCTGTATTAAATGTGGATTATATGATTCCAAGGGTGAAAATTGTTTAGTACCAGGAACACAACCATGTTGTTCAGATTGTGGTTGTAGTCTTGAGTTTAAAACAAGGTCATTATCTTCTGAATGTCCTAAAGGTTATTGGGATGCAGTAGTATCAGAAGATCAGGAAGAAATTATTAATGAACAAATAGAGAATAATGGAAATTAATTATTATTATAAATCAGAAGTAACAACAGTAAAAACTAACACTGAAGGTTGTTGGTGGTATACTACATTAACACTTTAATTATGGCAATTATATTTAAAGAAGAAGGACATGTTTATGAAAGTACTGATCAAGACAAAATAGATTGGTTAAGTGTCACTTCTTTAGTAGGTAAATTCAAACCTAAATTTGATAGAGATGGACAAGCAATAAAGTCATCAAAAAATAAAAGATCAAAATGGTATGGTATGACACCTAAAGAAATAATAGCTGCATGGGATGGTGAAACAGATAGAGCAATAAAGCTAGGTAATTTTTACCATAATCAAAGAGAAGCTGATATATTAGAGTTTGAAACTATTCAAAAGTTTGGTACTGAAGTACCTATAATTAAACCTTTAGTAGATGAAGATTTAGGAGTTAAAATAGCACCAAAACAAAAATTAGAAGAAGGTGTTTATCCTGAGCATTTAGTATATCTTAAATCTGCTGGTATATGTGGACAAGCTGATTTAGTTGAAATAGTAAATGGTTATATAAACATAACAGATTACAAGACTAACAAAGAAATTAAAGACAAAGGCTTTACTAATTGGGAGGGAATAACAAGTAAAATGTTTAGGCCTGTGAATCATTTAGATGATTGTAATCTTAACCATTATAATTTACAATTGAGTATTTATGCGTATATTATTAAAAAGCATAATCCTAAACTAAAGGTTGGTAAGTTAATTATTCAACACGTAAAATTTAAGCAAGTAGGAGAAGATAAAAACGGGTATCCAATTAATGAACATATAAATGGAGAGCCAGTTTTAGAAGGACTAAAAATGTATGAACTACCATATTTAAAAGATGAAGTGAGATCATTAATAATGTGGCTAAAAGATAATCAAAAATGAAATATAAAGAATTTATAGTAGCATTAGCTATTCAATCAAAGAAATCAAAAGTACCTACTGATTTTAGATTTGAGACAACAAAAATTATGTTAGACTTAAATAAGGTAATTTGGTGTAAACAATATTTTCATGAAGCAACAGATGAATTTAATGATGATTACACTAATATATTTGTAGATGGACAAAATGATGAAATGACTCTTCAAATAAACTATAATGATTTTAAAAAACTTTTAAAAAATAACAAAGGATGATAGTAAAATTATTTGATATTCAAAATAATAAATTAGTATTAACAGAGCATTGCTATTCTATACCTTTTTTAAAAAGTATAATGATAGAGTATCCAGATACTAACATGCAAGTTTATCAATACATTTTTTATATGTCATGTCCTAATCCTGATTTAAATCCATTTTTTAATTTGCCAGAACATGAAAAGGAGGATATCATTATAGAAGAAATAGGATTAGAGGAATCTCCAGAAGATAGCAAAATAAGATATGCTTTAGATATGTGTAAAAAAATGTATGAAACTCCTACATACAGAGCTTATGTGGGCATTAAGGCTATGTTAGACAGATTAGCACAGTATATGGAGGTTACCCCTATAGAACACGGTAGAGACGGTAATATGAACTCTATGATTAATGCAGCAGCTAAGTTTGAACAGATTAGACAATCATATAAAGGTGCCTATACTGATATGCAACAAGAACAAGAAAGCTCTGTGCGTGGTGGTGCAGGATTAGCTTATGACCAATTATAATAACTAAAAGAAAATATGAAACAATTAATTATACCAGTAGGTAGAAGACTTTTAATAAAAAGAAAATCTGCAGAAACAAAAACTGCATCAGGAATTATTATCCCTGAAATTGCTCAAAAGAAAGAGTTTAAAGGTGAAGTAGTTGGTGTTGGTCAAGAAGTGACAGAAATTAAAATTGGTGATGTTGTACAATATGCTGAGCATGCAATGCCTACACCTATGCAACATGAAGGATCAGAACATTTATTGCTTCAAGAAGGTGATGTATTTGCAATAATCAGATATGAGTAGAACTATACCCACATATGAAAACAATAAGTGGGTAACTACTACTTTTGATTCTGATGAAGATTTCCATGAGTTTCTTTTTGACATTTTTAAAGAACCTGGAAAGTATGAATTTGACAATACAAGTTTGATTTTTAATGCTGAAGCAAGAAGATTTAACAAAGAAGGTTTATACTGTAGTTCACCATTTAGATCAAAAGACTTTATGTCATACTGGGATGATCAAAAGAACAAATGTAGACAAGGGGCAATATATAAGAATAATGGTAGAGTCTGGTATTTAACTAGAGATTACTATATGTGGTTAAACTTCTTACCAATTTTTGATAAAGAAGAAAAAAAATATGGTTTTGCAAAAGTAAGAGATGCCCAATATCATATGGCATTATATGAAATTATTGCAGAACTAAATAATCAACATGTTGCTATACTTAAGAAACGTCAGATAGCTTCTTCATATTTTCATATGGGTAAGATTATTAATACCTATTGGTTTGAGGAAGGAAGTACATGCAAGATTGGTGCTTCATTAAAAGATTACATAAATGACAAAGGATCTTGGAAATTTTTAGATGAATATAAAACTTTTCTTAATGAACATACTGCATGGTATAGACCAAGCAATCCTGAAAAGGTTTTATTATGGCAACAACAAATAGAGGTTAAAGTTGGTAATAGAAAAACATCAAGAGGTTTAAAGTCAAAGATACAAGGTGCATCATTTGAAAAGAATGCTACATCTGGTGTAGGTGGACCTACTACTTATTTCTTTCATGAAGAAGCAGGTATTGCTCCTAAGATGATGCAAACATATGAATACTTGCGTCCTGCTATGTCTTCAGGTATGATGACAACAGGTCAATTTATTGCAGCAGGATCAGTGGGAGATTTAGAACAATGTAATCCTTTGAAAGAAATGATTATGAATCCTACTGCAAATGATATATATGCAGTACAAACTGATCTTATAGATGCAGAAGGGACTACTGGTATGGCAGGGTTATTTATTCCTGAACAGTGGTCTATGCCACCTTACATTGATGACTGGGGCAACTCACAAATAGAAGAAGCTATAGAAGCTATTGTAAGAGAAAGGGAAAGATGGAAAGCAGAACTAGGACCTGAACAATATCAATTAAGGATATCTCAGAAACCATTAAATATTGCTGAAGCATTTGCATACAGAAAAGCATCTGTATTCCCACAAGGTATACTATCTAAACAGATGAAGAAGATAGAAGAAAAAGAATATGCTTATGAATTAATAGAACTAGATAGAGAACAGGAAGGTATAATTGCAAAGAGAACTTCAAAACTTCCTATATCAGACTTTCCAGTAAATAAGAAAATGACTGACAAGACTGGTTCTATAGTTGTTTGGGAAAGACCTGCTAGTAAACGTCCTGAATTTGGACAGTATTATGGTTCTATTGACCCCGTATCAGAAGGTAAGACAACTACATCAGATTCATTATGTAGTATTTTTATATATAAAAATGCAACTGAAGTTACAAGAACAACAGAGGCAGGAGATACAGAAATATTTATTGAGGGTGATAAAATTGTAGCAGCATGGTGTGGTAGATTTGATGATATTAATAAAACTCATGAAAGATTAGAATTAATTATTGAATGGTACAATGCGTGGACAATTGTTGAGAATAACATATCATTGTTTATTCAACACATGATAGCTAGAAAAAAACAAAGATATTTAGTACCTAAACAACAGATACTTTTTCTAAAAGACTTAGGATCTAATAGAACAGTTTATCAGGAATATGGTTGGAAAAATACAGGTACATTATTTAAAAGTCATTTAATATCATATGCAATTGAATTTATAAGAGAAGCTATAGATGAAAAATTAGATGATGAGGGTAATGTTATGTCACAAACTTTAGGAGTAGAAAGGATACCTGACCCAATGCTTTTAAAAGAAATGTTAGCATACTATCCGGGACTTAACGTAGATAGATTAGTTACGTTTGGTGCCTTAGTTGCTTTTGTTAAAATACAACAATCTAACAGAGGTTATGCTAAAAGGCGTGAATCAGAGGGTGATTCTTTGGTAAATTCAGAAAAAATAAGTAAATTAAAGTATACCAGTGCGTTTAAAAATATAGGCCGTAGAAGAAGTATAGGTGGTCAAAAAATAAGAAGATCTGGTTTTAAAAATATTAAATAGATAAAAAGAATCTAGATGAGAGTATTAAATGCAATGCAAATGAAAAATGGGGCTAAAGCTGAAAGCGGGCCTACATTTTCTAGCTTAACACAGCCAACACAGTTTTTACCTTATTCTAAAAAGACTGATGATTGGGCAGCTTGGAATTTAGATTGGTTAGAGTTACAAGGAATAGAGTTTTTGCGTATCAACGCAAGAAGACTACTTAAAAATTATAAGTTAGCAAAAGGTGTAATAGACAAATCTGATTACATTGTTGAACCAGATAATGATTATAAAGATATGATGGATGTTCTAACAGCTGAAAATGATTCTGCTTTAGAACTAAAATTTTATCCTATTATTCCAAATGTAGTTAATGTGTTAACTGGTGAATTTGCTAAAAGATATTCTAAAGTACAATTTAGAGCAGTAGATGATACATCTTACAATGAGATGTTAGAACAAAAGAGACTTCAAATTGAAGAATCATTACTTGCTGATGCTGAAGCAAATCTAGTAATGAAGATGATTGAGATGGGAATGGATCCTGCATCAGAAGAAGCACAACAAAAGCTATCTCCAGAAGGACTTAAATCATTACCAGAAATAGAAGACTTCTTTTCTAAAGACTATAGAAGTATGGTTGAGGAGTGGGCATCACACCAACTTGCAGTAGATGAAGAACGCTTTCATATGCAAGAACTAGAAGAAAGAGGTTTTAGAGATATGTTAATTTGTGATAGAGAGTTTTGGCATTTCCGTATGTTGGAAGATGATTATGATGTTGAGCTATGGAATCCAGTTCTAACTTTTTATCAAAAGTCTCCAGACCAAAGATATATATCTGATTCTAACTATGTAGGTAAAATGGATTTAATGACTGTATCTGATGTTATTGATAGATATGGATATTTAATGGATGAGAAACAATTAAAGTCTTTACAAAAAATATATCCAGCTAGATCAGCACAATATCAAGTTAATGGATATCAAAATGATGGTGCGTATTATGATGCAACAAGATCACATGAGTGGAATACTAATATGCCAGGTCTAGCATATAGACAATACACAAGTAATTACTGGAACAACCCAGGAGTAGGAGGAGATATATTAAGTGAAATACTTGACAACTCTGAAGACACTGGAAATATAGAAGAAGGTAACTTAATGAGAGTATCAACTATATATTGGAAAACGCAAAGGAGAGTTGGTCATCTTACAAAGATTGAACTTGACGGGTCTGTAACCCAAGAGATTATTGATGAGACTTTTAAAATTACAGAGAAAGCAGTATATGATACTTCTATATTTAAAAATAGAACTAAAGAGAATTTATTGCAAGGTGAGCATATTGAATGGATATGGATTAATGAAGTATGGGGTGGAGTTAAGATAGGTCCAAACTTACCAGCAATGTGGCAATCAACAATGGGGGATAATAT